CCGGACAGGTCGATGCCCGCCAGCGCCTCCTCCAGCTCCTCGTGGGTTACCCAGACGCCCGCCGGATACTCCAGCGAGACCTCCACCTCTCCGGTGACGCCGATGGCCACGGGGAAGCGGTGTACGTCCAGGCCCTCGGCGATGGGCGGCACCGGCTGGGCCGGGTCGCCCAGGGCGGCGTAGTAGAGCAGGGTGGGCGCGTCGTCGCCCACCTTGGCCATGACGCCGAACTCGGAGAGTGTGAAGCCCTCCTCCAGCCCGCCGCCCATGTCGTTGCGGTACTCCACCAGCATGGAGAGCTGCCCGCCGGCCACCTCGGGCTGGGTGCTGGTGGCCTGGGCCACCGGATCGAGCAGGGCGGTGAGGGCCTTGGCCGCCGCCGCGCTCTCCACCGTGCCCTTGCCCACCCACACCTCGGTGATCGTCAGCCCCTCGCCCGCCGACGCCCGGGCCAGCAGGCCCTCGCCGGCGGTAGTAATGATAAATCCGTACATGCTATTCCTCCTCCATGGGCGGCAGCGTGACCGCCTGAATGCTCCAGAGCCCGCCGCCCACCCGCAGGGCGGCCAGGAGCTGGGCCAGCTCGTAGGTGAACCAGTAATCCAGGTGCGCCGGCTTAATCTCGTTGACTGCGGACTCAATCCCGCTCACATCCGACGGCACGGCGGCCAGATCGGACAGGACGATCTCGAATTGATACTCCGCCGGGTGCTCGATGACCGAAATCTGGGACGGCTCGAAGCCAAAGGAGGCCACCACGCTGCGCAGCATCTCCGCCGTGGTGGCGCCCTGGCCCCGGAGCTTGGCCTTGATGCGGCTCCTCCGGTAGCTGTAGGGCCGAGTGCGGTCGGAGGGCAGCCCCACCCACTGCTCCCACAGGTCCAGCCCCCAGGTGGCGGTGTCCACCCAGAGCTGGGCCAATGTGTCCGACTCGGACACGCGCAGCGCCCCGGCCTGCTCCCCCAGCACCCGCTCCAGCTCGGACACCTGTGGGCTGTCCTGGTAGTAGCGCGGCAGGCGGAACACCAGATTGCTCATGTCACGCTCACCTCCCCCAGTACAGGGATCTCCCCGGCCTGTATGGTCACGTCGGCGGTGCCGCCGTTGACGGTGAGGGAGGCGAAGTTCTCCACCCCCTCCACATTGAGCAGCAGGGCCAGCACCCGGTTATAGAGCAGCGTGTAGGGCTGGTCGTCGGCGGGCTTGTAGTACACCGCGCCGTACTTGCCCTCAATGAGGGTGTGCAGATAGCCCGCCAGTGCCGCCCGGAAGGCGTCCTGAACGGCTCCGGCCCCGGCTCCGCCGGTGAGGGAGACCTGGGCGGCCACGGTCACCTCCCGCTCCCCGGCCGCCGTCACCGTCACCGCCGCGCCGATGGGCCGCTCCTCCTCGATGTGGGCTGTCACGGCCTCCACAATCTCCTCCGAGGGTGCCCGGTCGTTGCTGTCCACCAGCGTGACGCCCACCGTCCCCGGCCCGCCGGGCAGCTCCACCACCTTGGCGCTGCCCACCCCGGCCACCTCCATGGCCCACTGCCGGTATTGATAGCCGTTGCCGCTGGTGGGGGGCCGCTGCACCCGCTCCCGGACGCGGGCCAGCAGGGCGGCGTCGCTCTCGGCGTCCGTGCCGCCGGCCGCCGCCTCGCTGTGATAGTCTGTCAGGCCCGTCAGGTTGACGTACATCCGGTCGATGGCCCCGGCCTCCACGTTGTAGGCGCTGCCCGCCTCCGCGGCCTCCAGGCGGCCCCGGCCCGTCCCCTCCGGCCCCAGCGCCACCGCGGCCATCAGGGCGTAGGACAGCCCTCCGGCCGTCAAAAACGCGGTGCCCTTGGGGATCACCAGCCCCGGGGTGCCGCTGAAGGAGATGTCGCAGTAAGCCCTTGTCCCCTCCCGGCGGGTGATGTTGTAATACTGACCGCCCACCAGGTCGATGTAGCCCCCGGAGCTCTCGTCCACAAACAGCATGGAGGGCACCCCCTCCAGGGCCCGGTACGCCTCGCTGAGCTGCTCGGCCACCGGCCCGGCCACGCCGTCGGCGAAGCCGCCCGCCATGGCGCTCAGCCCCTGGCTCTGCCGGATGGCCGCCAGGATCTCCGCCTTGATGGCCTCCGGTGTCTTGTCCTCATACATGTATACTCGCCTCCCCGTATACCGTGGTCAGGCTCACCCGCATCCGCAGAGTGGAGCCGTCGAAGCCCACCACCTCAGCCGCGGCCCCGGTGATGTAGGGGCAGACGGTCAGCGCCTCCCGCACATACCGTACCGCCTCGCTCAGCCGGGTGTCCGCCCGGTAGGGCTGGCCCACCAGGCTCTCCAGCTCGCACCCGTAGTCCCAGGAGAAGGGGCTCCAGCGGTACCGCTCCGTGTGCAGCGCCCGCCAGGCCCAGCCCTTGACGGCCTCCAGCCCGGACGCCAGGACCGGCTCCCCGCCGGAGAAGCGCGGCACGCCCTTGTCGTAGTCCATGTCTACGTCCCAATAGAGGGGCAGCGCCTGGGCCGTCCCCTCTGGAGCAGTCGTCTGGAAAATGGGAAAGAGCTGCCTCATGAGAACACCGCCTTTTGCAGAATGTAGTAATCCTGTCCGTCCGCCGTCACCAGCACCAGCAGCCGGTCACCCGCCCGCAGGAGCTCGTCGCCGCCAGTGTCCTCCGTCCAGGCGTAGTCCAGCCCGGGCGGCACGTGGAGCTCCGTCTGGTCCAGAGTGAGCCCTCCGCATACCACCCGCAGCGTCCCCTGCCCGGCCTGCTGCACCTGCCCAAACAGCCAGCCGCCGGGGGCCTGCCCCCGCTCCGCCGGTCGGAGCAGCTCCGTCAGCCCCGCATATACGTCGTCCATGGATGCCTCCTTGCGTGATTTCTTCTTGACAAATAGTATTATATATGATACTATATAAACAAATGAGGGGGAAAAGAGATGGAGCTAAAACTGAAAAAGCAGCCGCAGAAATACCTGGCCAGTGTGGACGCCCCGACCCGTAAAAAGCTCTATCGGGCGCTGGACAGCCTGTCCAGGCTGGAGGGCGATATCGTCCCGCTCAAGGGATATGCGAACCGATACCGCTATAAGATCCTGCATTACCGCATAACCTTTGAATGGGTCAAAGGTGAAATTGTCATCACCGTTATTGAGATCAATACCCGTACCAATATCAAGTATTAAGGAGGGTTCCTTATGAATCAATCTCTATCTCCGGCCGAACTGGAACAGCGGTTTGCCGAGATCAACGCGCGGGAGCCGGAGGAGCTGACGGCCGAGGAGGCCGCCGCCCTGGCCGAAGCCGAGGCCATGGACGACGGCAGCTCCGTCTCCCTGGACGCCTTCAAGGCGGAGCTGGAGGGGTACAGCGGGAAACTGGTGCTCCGGATTCCCCGCAGCCTCCACAAGCACCTGAAGGAGGAGGCGGAGATCGAGGGCGTCAGCCTCAATCAGTATATGCTCTACAAACTCTCCCGCTGAGCTGCGCATCCGCTCAGATTCACCCAAGCCGCCCCGGCCGGGGCGGCTTTTTTATACCTCCTGCCCCGCCTCCACCTCGTTGGTGAGGCTGCGGAAGTTGAGGGACAGGCGGCAGAAATACTGCCCGTTTTTCCAGGTGTGGGTGTCGCTGTCAATCCAGCACAGCCCGGTCGCCCCGGTGCTGTTGGCCCGCAGCAGCACCGCATTACCGGAGATCAGCTCCGGGTCGCCCAGGCACTCCACGGTCATGGTCTGCTGGAGGCCGTTGTCCTCCAGGTACGCCTGGGCCTCCGCCCCGGCGTCCTCGCTGTCCCGCTGGGTGAGGATGTGCTGGAACTGCCCATACAGGGCGGCGCTCTCCGCGTCGGACACGGTGCGCACCCGCGCGCCTGTCTGGCTGTAGATCTCCACCGTGTTCCTCAGCTTGGAGATGTCCTCCGTCACCCGCAGGCTCTGGAGGTTCTTCCCCGGCGCAAGCTCCAGGGCGGCGGCCTCTGGTTTTTCCACCACCTCCAGCTCCCCCAGGCCGTTGAAGCGAGAGAGGTAGCGCCGCCCGTTCTGCCGGGCGGCCAGGGTGTAGAGCCCGTCCACAATCTTGTCCAGGGCCACCCCCGGGTATTTCCGGCTCACCGCCGTCCCGGTGGCCGCCAGGGCGGCCACCGGAATCCCGAAGTCTCCGCAGAGGGCCCGTACGGCCTCCTCGGGGGCCGCGCCCCGGAAGGTGTACCAGCCCTCGTTGTTGGCCAGGAAGCGCCCCCGGTCCAGGGCCGTCAGGGTGGTCGTCACCCCCTCGGTGGCCTTCTCCCGGGTGACGATATTCCCCCGGAACCGGGTGCGCGCCCCGGCCCACAGCCGCAGCTCATTGCCCAGCTCGCAGGGCAGCTCCGGCAGGCTCCCGTCGTTGGGCGTGGCCATGACGGCCTCCACGGAGCGGGACACCCGCTTGATGCTGCCCGACCAGGTGAGGGTACTCACCCGCTCCGTCACGTCCCAGGTCTCCCCCTGGGGGCTGACGATCACCACCTGGTACTCTGCCATAGGCCACCTCCCGACGCGATTTTGTCCAGCTCCAGATCCGCCAGGCTCTTCACCGTGTTCTCCGGCACCCAGGGCACAAGGCGCGCCGTTCCGCTCTCCTCTTCTTTCACCTCCCGCACCTTGGTGGCGGCCGCAACCTGCGCCGACGCCGGCTTGGCGGCCGCCGCCGGGAGCTGGGCCAGCGGCGGGATGGTGAGCACCTGGCCGGGGCGGATCAGGTTGGCGTTGGCGATGCCGTTGGCGGCGGCCAGCCGCCAGGCCAGGGAGCCGTCCCCGTAAAATTTGCGGCTGATCCCCCACAGGGTGTCGCCGCTGGCCACCGTGTACGTCTTGGCCGTGGCCGTGCCGGTGGCGCTGTCCCGGCTGGCCGCCGTCCCCGCGCCGGAGGCGGACGGCTCTGCGGGCAGCACCGGCGTCTCCGGCCGGGTGTACTGGCGCAGGGTGATGTCGGCGTACAGGTCGTTAGTGCCGTCCTGCTCCCGGTAGGTCACCCCCTCCAGCAGCACCGCCGCGTTGACCGGCGTGCCGCTCACCAGCCACCGCACCACCGTCCCCTTGTCCACCCACCGCTCCAGCTGCTCCAGGTAGAGCCAGGGGTTGGTGCCCGCCCCCGGCGACAAAAACGGGTACGCCTGGGCGGGCAGAAGGCAGTCGTGCAGGGTGGTGCTCCCCATCCTTTTCCCGCCGAAAAAGTTGAGATCCCCCAGTTGGTCCACCGTCACCGTCTCAATGGCGGCCTCGTGGGGCCACTGGTAGCTGGATGGGGTGACGGGCAGCACCAGCTCCACGCCGGCGGCCTCCTCCAGGAAGGTAATCAGCCGCAGCACTACCGCACCCCTCCCATCTGTGCCAGCCGGAGCCTCCGGTAGAGCGCCTCCGCAATGGCGTCGATGTCGCTCTCCTGGCGCACCTCGAAGGTGTTGCCGGTGATGGTCACCTGCGCCCCGCCGCCCTGGTCGGCCTGCCGGGCCTCCCGGGCAGTGAGCACCCGTTCCCCCTCGTGGAGCAGGGCGGCGTACCCGTCGTAGGGCACCCGCTCCAGCCCGGCGGCGTGCGAACGCCATACGCCGTCCTCGTCGTAGTAGCCGCCCCGCCGCCAGTTGCCGGCCTGCCGCTCCTCCACGGACAGTCCTGTGGTAGTCTCCGACCCGGTCCCGACCAGTGCCGATGCACCACTGAAAAAGCCCATCGCCTGGCCCACCAGGCTGTTTTCTCCGATCAGGTTCACCAGGCTGCCCTTGGAAAGCGCCTGCTGGATATTGTATCCATTCCGCCAGCCGGACAGGGCGGCGGTATTCTCCCGGATGGCTTCAATCAGGTCCAGTTCCGTGTCATGCACGGTCTGGTACTGCTCGCTGCTCTCATAGGCTATCTTGGCCAGGGCCTCCGCCTCCCGCCGCAGGCTGTCCATCTTGAGCCCCGCCTCCTGGCTGCCGGACGCATACTCCTCGCTGGCCGCCTGGTACTCCTCCCGCATGGCGGCCAGCTCCTCCTGCTGCTCCGGGCCATAGATACCGCTGGGCGTCTCCCCCAGCAGCACGGCGGACAGGGCCTCCCGGGTGTACTGCCCAGACAGGTTCTCCAGGTACGCCTCGTTTTGGCCCGCAATGGCGTTGAGGCTCTCCACCGCCTGGCCCAGCGCGCCGCCGTAGGCGTCAATCTCCGCCTGGAGGCCGCCGGAGCGCTCCGCGTTGTACCCCTCGCCCCGTGCATTGTCAATCTCCGTCATGGTATCCTCCAGGGTGGAGGTCAGGCCGCTGAAGGTGACGGACATCGCCTCCATGGAGCCCTTATAGGCGGACTCCATACCGGCCTGGATGATGTTGGCGGCCGTCTGGCCGTTGATCTCCCCCTTGGAGATCATGCTGTAGATGTCGCCCTGGGATTTTCCTAGGGCCTCCCCCAGCATCCCGATCACATCCACGCCCCGATCCTGGAAGATGTTGAGAAACTCCAGCGTGGCCTTGCCGGAGCTGTTCATCCGGCTCATGGCGCGGGCCATCTCCTCCATGTCGGCGGCCGAGACGCCTACGGAGCTGCCCGCGTCGCCGATGGCCCGCATGAGTTCCAGCATCCGCTCCGGGCTGTCCCCGAAGCCGGTGGCCAGGGCCCGGCTCATGCCGGTCAGATCCGCGTACTCCAGGGGCGTCTCCGCCGCCAGGGCCCGCAGGCGCTCCAGGTACTGGTCGCCCACACCGGCGCCCAGCAGCTTGTTGAAGGCAATGGCATCCAGCTCCCGCTGGGCTGCCGTGGCCGAGCCGGCCGTCAGGCTCTCGTCCGCGGCCGTCTGGCCTTGCTCGTACAGGTCTCCATAGTATGCCTTGAACGCCTCGTCCCGGCTGCCGGCGGACTGCGTTGCGCCCTGGAGCACCCCCAGGCCGCCGCCAATGGCCGCGCCCACCGCAGTGCCGATACCGGGGATGATGCTGCCCATGGCCGCGCCGGAGATGGCCCCGGACAGGCCGGAGGAGAGCACGCCGCCCGCCTCGTCCCCGAAGGCCGAGCCGATCAGGAGGTTGGCCACCTCCTGGGCGGCGTCGCCGGCCATCTGGCCCAGGCCCGCCTTGCCCAGGGCGGCCAGCATGGAGGAGCCGCCCTGCCCCGCGCCTGCCCCCGCCCGGTTGTCCGCCTTGCTGATGGCGCTGGAGGCGTCCAGCATGTCCTTCTCCACCTGCCGGGCCTGCTTGCTGACCAGGTCCAACTGACGCCGGACGTTCTCATAATTTTGGTTTGCCTTTTGGAAGTCTGCCTTGGCCGCCTCCCGCTCGGCATCCGTGGCGGCCTCGCCCAGCTCCTCGAATGCCTGTTTTGTCCTCTCCAGCTCCCGCTTGGCATTCTTCAGGTCAAAGTTTTTCAGTTGGAACCGGGTACTGTCCAGCTTGTCCAAACTTGCCTGCAGCCCGGTCACGTCCGCCCGGAAGGAGTTGACGGAGTTCTTCATCCCCACGATGGACTGGGACAGGTTGTCCGTCACGCTGAACGCAATGCTGGCGTCGCTCTTTCGCCCCGACATCATCCTTCCTCCTTTTGCCGCTTGTAGTCAATCATCATCGCGCAGACCAGGGCGCGCTCCCCCGGGGGCAGGCGCAGGAACGTCCCGGGGAGCACGCCGTGCTCCATCAGCAGCCGCTGGGCGGCGATCAGATCTGCGCGGCTGGCCCGTTTTTTTCCAGCTCCTCCAGGGCCGCGCCGATGGCCGCCCCCTCCAGCTCCGGGCCGGAGAGCACCGTCACGCTCCCCGGCCCGTAGCCGTTGAGCTGGTCGATGACCCGGCACAGCTTCTCCACCTCGCCCATGCGCAGCAGCTTTTTCAGCGCGTCCACCGGCGTGGCGCAGCCCTCCTTGCCGTGGTACCACTCCGCCTGCCGCAGCTCCGGGTGGTTGACCACGGCGGCCAGGATCAGGTGGAGCTGGGCGTCCTCTTCCCTCCGGATGCGCACCAGCTTGTTATAGGGCACCTCCTGGAGCTCCAGCACCAGGTTGAGCCGGGGGAGCCGTACCCTCCGGTGCTCCGGCTCAAACTCCGGCAACTCCATCAGGTTGGCAATTACATTGACCTTACTCTGCTGCTTGTCCATCACTGCACCTCAATCCGGTCCAACAGTTCGCAGCGGGTGAACGTGAAGGGGACGGTAATCTTCCCCACAGTGGCCGCCTGCCAATCATCCAGCGTCACATCGTCAAAGCTGACATTATAGTAGGCCACCCGCTCATAGCCCCAGCTATCCGGATCGGCCAGCTTCTGGATCACCGTCGACCGGCGGTCAACCCCTCGCTGGACCTCGTCTGCCTGGCTGGCAAACCCGCTGTCAACCTTGTAGAGCGTCAAGGACCCTGTACCGGCTCCGCTGGTGGCCTTGCTGTCCTGCATGAACTGCCCGCACAGATTGATCGTCTCCTTGTTCTTGGCAATCTTACCTTGGCCGGCTGTGCATTCGGCGACCTTATTGCCGTCAACCCACACCTCGCCCCAAGTGCCCGAAATGACCCGCTTGGCGCTGTCAATGGTTCTTGCCATGTCTATCCCTCCTTACAGGTTGTCCACCGAGAGCTGGAAGTCCTCCATGGCGTCCACGAAGCGGCCGCCCACCCGGACAAAGACCCAGCTCCCGGTCTGATACTCCTTGATTTCCTGCGCGGTCATATCCGCCGTCTCAATGCCCTGGGAGCGCATCCACTTCTCCTGGGCCTCCGCGTCAAGCTCCGCCCAGCTCTCCCCGGGGGAGAGCACCCCCTGGCCCTCCAGCTCGGCCAGGAAGGTCTGAATGGCGGTCACCAAGATGCACTTGTTGTCGTAGGTGTTGGCGTACCGGCCCACATACTCGTCCTGAATGGTGGTGCGCAGATAGTAGGTGAGGAGGTCCATCCCCTCCACGATCTTGATCTTGCTCCAGTCCGCCTTCCCACCGTCCGGGATGGTGGTCAGGGAGTTGACGCCCCGGGCGATCTTGGCCTTGATGCCGTCGTGGATGAGGATGAGCTTGCCCGCCTTGATGGCCGCCTCCTGCTCCTGCGTGGAGCGGGGCGTCACGGCGGTCAGCTCCGTCAGAGGGGCGTAGGTGGCCGACATGCCCGATGGGATGCCCGCCAGCACGCCCGCGATCCGGCTGGCGTACTCCCCGGCGGTGTAGGTGGTCTCCCCCTCCGCAATGGCCTCGTCGGTCTCAGCGAAGTCGATAATCCCCATGTCGTCCGGGGCCTTGGACGGGTTGGGCTCCACCAGCTTCTCAGTGAAGTAGGCCGCCCTGCGGGCCTTGACCCACTTCTCCAGCGCCGCCAGCTCGGCGGCGGTCACGTCGGGCGGCCCGGCCAGGTAGTCCAGGGTCAGCCCCTCGATGCTCTTGAGGCCCGCCTCCAGGGCGGTGGTGTCCTCCGTACCCGTGGCGATGACCACCGCCGCCACCTTGCTGGGGCCGCCCCGGTCGCTGCCGGTGAACGCCCGCTTGATGTAGTCCTGATTGTCCTGCCCCAGCTCAGCAGGGATCAGCGCCGCGCTGGAGAGCTGGTGGACGCCCTGGGCCTTGGCGTCCCGTACAAATACGCCCACATAGCCCTTCTTGCTCCGGTTGGCCGCCTGCCGGGCGGCCGCCTGGAAGGTAATCGTCAGGCTGGGCAGCCCGATTGTCGTTGCCATGTAATCATCCCTTTCGATTAAACTCAAAATGCTCCATCCTGGGCACGTCCGCGGTCTCGGGGTCCTGATAGCCCGGCCGGGCATCCATCCACTGTGCGGAAAAGAGCACATAGGCCACCCCCGGCCCCGGCGTGTCCGCCGCGGCGCTCACCTGGATGTGACGGTCTCCCACCGCCAGGGCCGGGCCGCCGAACTGCCCCAGCACCGCCGCCTGGTCGGCGCGGAGCTGCTCC